CGATGTTTGTTTTATCTATCATTGTATTCAGTTACATACATTTGTACTCAAAAGTTGAAGCAAAATGTCTGACACAGTTAGGCTTTACATTTGCGGGCAACCGGTTCTACAATCAACGAGAGGCTATTGTAGTTAATGGTGATGCTTCTTTTAAGGCAGGTGATTGTTTTGCCTATAGACAAGAGCTTGCAGCAGATGGAAAAAACCATACTCGAATAATAAAAATTACTAACATGAATGAAGTGTATACTCAAACACCCTTGTTCAATGTTGTTAAAAAATTTCAAATTTGGACACCTTGCACTTATATGTGTTGGGGTAATCGAGAGTATGGAGATGTGTCGGGGTTACTACAGATGATTAAAGATAGGAAAAATTATGCCCTGGTTCAACTGTTTAATGAACATAACGTTGGCAATAGTGCTAAATGTTATTTTACGACCTACCTTAAAAAATGGGGAGCTATTACTTGGTGGGATGAAGATATCTGCATTTTTTATGACCACAAACCTATAGCTATCAATGTAACACTTGAGTATACATATTCTAATAAAAATCATCCTTCAAGATCTTTTCAAATTACCCCAGACACTCCAGGAGGAGATAGTGATTTTAGACTTACTTTGAGACCGGGTCAACTTACTGATCAAAAGTATTTAATACATTGTCCAAAAACTCATAGGTGGTATGAGTGGGCGTCTGATAAACCTCATCTCAGCGATAAATTAATTTTTTGGCAACATGCAGGTGAAGTGGATTGGCATGACATTACTTCTAGTATTTACAATGAGTGGCGTTATGATAATCCATGTAGTAGTGTTAAGACTACCAAGCAACAACTAACAGATATGCCGAACCATATGATGAGAGAGATCATTGCACCACATGTTACTTTAGAACCTAAGTTGTATAAGTTCAGACTTTCAGTTGAAGGAGGAAAAATTCATGAGCTAGAAAAGTGTTCAATTGAATCTTTCACACAGAAAGAAAAGAACCATACAATGATGTGGACAGGAGATGGGATAGCTATGGCGGTAGTAGATATAAGAATTGATATTAATTTCAAAATACCATGTAATTTTGTTTATGATGGTGATAACAACAATGGTTGTGAAGTGAAACCCTTTCATATGTCTATAGTTGAAGAATTTCCACTGATTACTTTTCCATTTAAGTGTAAAGGTATTGGTAGGTTCTACATTACTATCAACAATGAAAAACATAACATATCTGTTACCAAACAGAGTTTTTGGACATATGTTGCTAAGAAGTACGAACAAGTACATGTTGGTGGTGTTTGGCGAGAAGCTCCTGGTTTTATTACTCAGTGGAGCAACTATATTGCGTCTTTCTTTAGTAATTCTTTTTGGAAGATTGTAATGATGGTTGTTGTTTTCATGGTTGTGTATTTTTTAAATCCTCTAATTGGTATTGCTCTTGGAATTGTATTCTTGGCTTATTATGTCTATGCACAACCAGAGGATTATCACTATGAGGACTTTGAGGATACAATAGCTACAAAAATCTTAAAGTATTTGAACTTGATTATTTTTGCAGCTCTTGTTACTAAAAAATACTGGCGAACTTTTGGAAGACTGGCATGGAGTTTTTGGCTACAGTTCTTAGCAAGTTTTTCACCAATGTTTATTATGAAAAGAATCCCTAAGAAATTACCAATTTTTGAAAATAATCCCCATATCAGTGAACAAACACCTTTGATTAAATTTACAATATGGTTTTTTGTAATATTTTTCTATTTATTCAAAATTTTTGTTGAATTCTATTTATGGGTCCCCCTTTCGTATTATACTGGACATAGTTTTTTGGGAATAATGTACTTTGTTCATTTGTTTGCTTCTGATATTTTCTGGAGCGAATGTACTATACTGAAAGGAATGGGACTTGCCATGAACTCTTCTTTCCGAAATTCGAGGTTGAGTTTAGAATACTTAGGTGATACCAGGTTGTTCTTGCTTTATGCATCCGTTTATTATTCTTGGGATTCCTTGCAGGGTAATACTTCTTCTATTGGAATGTGGCTTTTAACTACCGCTATTCCTGTGATGATGAAAATGTGGCGAGTGAATGTCTATGGTAGAAGGTTCTTTGTTGCTCTTCATACAGTTTGTCCTGAAGACTGGTCAAGTGTATTTGACGTTGTTTGTGACGAACAGTTCTTGTTTGACACAAAACCACCAAAAACTAACTGGGCTAATGATAAATGTACTGAATGGCAAGAAGAACATGAACGGACAGGAGAACTTAAAATCTTTAAAGCTGTTTGTCCTCTACATTCAGGAAAATCTGGGCAATTGGATTATGAATTCACTTTCATATCTGAGTCTTGGTGTGACAAAATGGGAATCCATTGTGGAACACTAACTTGCCAGCGACATAGAGACATTGCAACACAGAAAAATGCTCTTTTTGAACAGGGTCTTGCAATGTATAACAGTCAAAGGTATAAATTAGTTGAAGAAGAAGTTGAGAATGTTGACACTCATGATCCTTTAACTGAAGAATTCCAAAATGTATGGTCACGCATAGAAAACTCAAACTATAGGCCTTATATACCAGTTAAGGTTGAATGGTCTATGATTGAGAATATGAATGCTAAAATGGGTATCCGGGCATATTTTCCAAAAAGTAATAGGATATCTGCTGATTATCCTAAGATTGCAACCATAGAAAATGAAAGAAATGGGACCATTGGATATGGTTTTTATTATCAAGGATCATTCATCACGTGTTATCACGTAGCCGAAGGTGCCGAAATTATTCTTCCTGATCGAGGAATAGATGGGCGACCTGAAAAACGGTTATGTGAAGCAACGTTTGTTGATCCTAACAACGATATTGCAATTTATGGACCTCTCTCATCATTTAGGACACCTGATGTTGGAGAATGGGCGGTTGTACCATTTATGTCACAGCAACAATTCTTAGTCCTTCGATGTAAAGCTATACATCAAGGTGACAGAAGTGTTGTTGTTGCAACATGGGAACGGTTTGTGATGGCATTTGACAAGACAGGTCGTAAAAAAGCTGTTTTATCAGCTGCCTACGGTTTTTACGGTTGCAGTGGATCACCTATTATCTCACTGACCGACTACCAAGTGGTTGGAGTGTGGGGTTATATGTACAATGATACTACAGGTGATGTTCCGATTGGACCAAGAATTGTGAAATCAGTGTTCGCACTTCCTAATGTTGGTACATTTAATTGGGGTCCTAAGGCTCGAGAAATTTTGAATCCACAAAATTTCTCAAAAAGTATCGTAAAAATTGAGGCTCAAACTGGGAGTGGAAAGTCAACTTATCTTCCAATTGCAACTTCAACTGTTCTGTTTGAACAAAATCCTGGTGCTGGATCGATTGTTTTATGTCTCAATCCACTTGTAGCGACGACAATATCACTGCCTGATCACATTAGCAGTGTACTTGCGGCCGATGGAAAAGCCAGCAATATTGTTTGTCGATTTATGACCGGAAAGGCTCAATCTAAAGATTTTGATGAAATTGAGAGAGAATCTGATACAAAACATGTAATTCTAATTTGTTCTTATGGAAAAGTTTGGTCACTGCTTGAAAGATTCGAAGGAGCAGGTAGATTGAAATGTGTTTATCTTGATGAAAGTCATTACATGTCACCTGAAGTGGCGGTTGTGATGATGTATATGAGATACATGCTCCAATGTGACTTGAGCCCTTATGTTAAGAGAAAAATTCCTGTATGTGAAATGTCTGCTACATTAGGTGGAGGTATTGCTGAAAGACCTATCATAACAGTTGAATCACCAAAACCAAATCCTGTTGAAAAATGGCATTTTGCTATAGATGAAAGACAAGGTTTTTACTATGATGCGCGTCATTTTAAAGGCCATAAGGCTATGATCTTTGTCCCAACTACAGCTGCTGTTGAGAGGCTTTATGCAAAGCTAATCAGTAAGCAAGCTGTTGATTGTGGTATTGATACTAGCAATGTTTTTGAGTATTATTCTAAACATAAGAATGGAGTAACTAATTTGCATCGGTTTAATGTTGCTAAGGAAGGTATTATTATTTGTACTGATGCGCTCGAATCTGGTATCACAATTGTAGGTGCTTCTGTTGTTTATGATACATGTCTTAAAAATATAGAACATTTTTATGAAGGTGATGTCAGTATGATAATTGTACCTATCTCTAAGGCTTCACAAATCCAACGACGTGGTAGAGCTGGAAGAACTGGTCAACAGGGCAAATATATTTATCCTGCGGGCGCACAGATTCGAGAATATGATGAATTTGATCAAGGAACACTTTACCGAATGGCTTCTCGATTTAAGACAAAAGAAAAAACGCTTCAAATTGAATTTCCACCAGAACTTGTTTATTATAGAGATGTTTTGGAGAGATTAGCTCTAGATATGAATGAAAGAACACATGAACAGACATGGAGTTGTTTGGCTGGTGGAGCAATCAACCCTTATACCTTTTTGAAGTTGGCACATAAAGATCCAAGAACAGAAAAACTGTCTTGGCATCGTGACATCATTGAACTTAACTTCGGACAAATGAAGAGCGAATATCCTCACTTAAGTGGTATAATTGCAGCTAGGTTCCCCATATCTCTAAAAGAAGATCTCGTACCTGTTGGGGCACCAAAACATTATGCTGTTGAAAAACTTATTGCGGAAGAGGCTGCTAAAAAATCCGGAAACCATTATACCGAAAAAGTTAAGAAAATGAAAGTTGAAGAGAAGAATGCTGGACTTCTCTCTAGTGTTGGATCAACCGCACTACTCACAGCAGGACTTGGGGCTACGGCTGCTTATACGTTAAGTGAAGTGATATCTAAGTTCTACGGATTTGCAAAAGTTACAGGTTATTGGTATGCTGGAGGACCTGACTGGTCTGACTTTTTGTGGTCTATGCAGTATGACTTTATTACTGGTTATGATCTTGAAAGGTTAGAAGGTGTTTTGTTACACCCAGGAGGGGACCCTCATTTGGCAAAAACCAATAAACTTGTATCCCGAATTTTTGGGAAAAATGTACATCAAGAGGAAATCTTGAACCACATGATGTCAATCATTATTGAACATAATAGTTGCATCATGAGGAATTTTAGTCTGACATCTTCAGGTAGACTTATTTTTGAAGTTTGGGACAAAGCACCTGAATATGCTTTGTTAGTTAAAAATAGATATCTGAGAATGTATGGACAACAGGAAACTGTTCACCCTAAAGCTGAGTTTGGTGATGAATTTCACGACAAATGTAAGGCTTTAGCTAGTGAATTGAATATTCCTGATGATTTTACCCCACTCGAGAGATTGCGACTTGATCGAATGACAAGTAAACAGCGAGGTGATCTCAGAGAGTGGGCTAGACAGAAACATTGGACAGGACATTTGAGTACTGGTTATGTCAGTGAACAGACTAAGATTGCAACTGGTCCTATCCAACATTATGGAGAAACAATATCACCACAAAAAGTTGATGTTGAAGAAAAGAATGGATTAGTGGTAACTAGTCAGTGGCTAGATTATTGCAAAGTTATGGCTAATGAATGTCCCCAAGCCGCTCCGATGATAGCGATGATGATGCAATCCGGGTATGTCGTCGCTGGAGGAATGGCCCTAACATGGGACCAGCTTTGTAAGAACTTTGGAGCTACCGGAGCCATGGGAATTGGAGTTATGGCTGTTGCGTTGACTGGGCAACCAGACAAAGTTATAGAATCTACCATTGGTGGTTTGTTTGCTTATGTCGGTAAAACTTTGGTCTTAGGACCTGCAACAACTAACTTCGGGACTAAATTACCATCTAGTCCTTTTTACCTGGCAAGTACATTGTTTGCTGGAAATCTCTTAGCAGGATTAAGAAAAGATCATATTCTTACTACAACCACACAACCTGGCTTTAGTTTGACTCCTGCTGGCCAAATTGTTTCAACAGAAAATGCTTCTACTATTCTTGCAGTTAAATGTCTTTATTACTCTTTTAGAGAATTAAAGAAGCTGATGACAACTGGCAAGTGTGACATAGTTGGTCTAACTGGAAATTTAGGCACAGCTGTATTACAAATGTCAAATATGGGAATATTTGGCATGATGACAACTATTACTGCAACTACACTCGTTTTTTGTTTACAAACTGCGATTGGTTTAAATAGAACATGGAATGAGTATTTTGTTGGTTTAACAGCAAAAGGTAAAGATAACATTTCTGCAGCATTGGGGTATGTTCCTTCTATGCAACAATCTAGTGATTTAGAAGAAAATATGGAGTCTATGATTCTAGTTTGTTTGAGTATTGCCTCTTTATTCATTTCTCCTTCTTCATGTATTTCGGCTGCCATTCTCGGCGGGTGGGCATTTATTGAGGAAATGATTAATCGCAATCAACCATTTGAGTCTCATAAATTCGTTAAGATTGGAAAAGATGCTCTTGTTGCTGGTTCTGGACTACCAATGTGGATGGCACTAGCTATGGTCAGTGTCAAAGCTTTTAAAGTGTATATGGAGCACACTTCATCACCTTTAGTTGAGGCCGGGCCGATGCCTGGCACTTCAGCAAATGTTGAACAAAATGGTAAGAAAAACGACCCATATGAGTCCATAAAGAGATTCCTTATAAAAATGGGATTGAGTAATGAGAAAATTGAGGAAATTGGAGTCGAGAAGAATTCACTTCCAATGTTTTCATTTATTGCTAGTGCGCTAAGTGTAATTACATCTGTTGGCTGGGTTGCTACCAACCTCCAAAATCCGTTTAAGGATGAAATGCTTAGTAGCATTGAGACGAATAACCTATCCATTAGTTGGAAAAGAATATTTATCCGAGTAGTGGAAGGTATTGGATCTATTTTTGTTGCCATTGGCCATGGCTTAGTGTGGATATGGGAGAAAATAACTAACATCCCTAAGGCCATCATGTCTTATTGGACATATAAAGATCATGTTCAAGATGGAAGTGCTAGTCTTTACTGCATAGATATGGACATTCCGTATGAATCTTATGCTAGAAATTATGCTATGTTAATTTGTCCTCATTCTAAGATCAGTGGAGAACATCATCCCCAATTGATTTCTAAACTTGATTCATGCTTTATCTATGCTAAGCACATCAATCATCCTATGGTAATGCGAGCTTTTGCTCATCTTAGGAAAGATAAATTCCGTGACAATTTGGCTCTACAGTATGTTGTCCCTCAAATGAGAAATTTGAATTTTGATAAGTTAAAGGAGATGTACAAACAAATGTCTCCTGAGGCTGATTGTGATGATTTCCAAATTGTTGGATCTTCAGGTTTTTCTGAGCGTGGATGCTTTTGTTACTCCACTATCACAACAAAGCAAGGTGTTTATGTTTTTATCTTTGCTGTAATAGGAGAGAACATTCCAGTCTATATTGTCATCCATCTACTTGGTAATGTTTTCACTTGTTGGTTGATAAACACTTTCTGTCCTCTCGAACCTGGTATACCACTGAATTTTGCAAAACCAAAAATTAGTGATATTCTCTTTAATAAATTGAAGTATTGCATTTCAGAAATTACTGAAGGGATGGCGTATATTGTACCAGCTTATTGTCATCCACATACTATTGATATGCATAAAGCAATCTTTGATGAACATGCTAAGTTTGAAGGAAAAATTCCTAAGAGCGAATTCATCGAATATTATGAATCTAGTGCGTGGAGAGTTGGATTTAAATTCTTCAAAACTCGCTGGTCTAATACCGAAGATGCTTATGCTTATTTCAAAAGGATAGTTTATGGACATGAGGAGTTTGATGAAATGTATACTAACTTCCTTCCTCCTCCTGACCATAAATGGTGGAATAAACTACATCTTGAGTTCACATCAATTGTTGATTGCTACATCATCAAAACTGCTGATAAATTGTTATATGATTCAAGAATTTTTGATAGTAGGAAAAACTTTGAGGTTTATGACTACATAATCAAGAGTGAATTTGATCTTAAAAATCACTTACTTGAATACATAGTCACAGCACCTGCTGACAAAGTTAAGGTGGTAATTAATGAGTTGATCCCTTGGGAAGTGGTTTCACCTTATGCGAATAGTACTCACTGGGAAGATCGCATTAAGGAGTGTTATGCGGATGTCAAAGAAAGATTTGTCCCAGGAAAATTGTTTAAGTTTGTGCCCATTGGACAATCACCCCAGGAAAAACTCAATGAAATAGTTGATAAACTCATTGAATGTAGAAGAGTACACGAAAAAGTATCTAAGGAACTTGCCCAAAAAGAAAAAGAAAAAACTTCGAAGAAAAATCTTTTGAAGAACTTTTTGGGAATAACAGGTAAATCAAAACTGATTGCTCCTGGGATGCTCGATGAAGATGAACAGGATAAGTATCTTCATCGAATACTTCGTGAAAATTATCAAATGATAGAGAATCTTGATGTCGATCGTAGAGATATCATGAAACTTTATCCTGACTTAGTCCCCGAGGATCTGTCTGGCTGCAGTGACATCAAGCTGCTGGATGAGGAGGGGAAACAATTCTCTACTAGTCAATTACGATTGGTAGAGATTAATACGATCATGCAAGATCCGCTCCGGGGTATCAACATTGAACGAGATCATATTCCCACTGAAGAGGAATATTATGATGCTCAGGAACAGTTTAATGATCGATTCAGTGATATTTGTCTCGGAATCGAACCAACATCTCATTTGCGTGAAAGTCCAACTGATGAACTGGAAACATTAGTTAAACTGGTTGATGAACCCAAACCATCAATCGATTTAACTGATGAACTCAAACCATCAGTTAAACTGGTTGATGAACCCAAATCATCAATCGATTTGACTGGTGAACCCAAACCATCAGTAAATTTGGTTGATTATCCCAAACCGTCAACCATTTCTCTTGACCAGCTCATGTCAGAAAACCGAGCAGTATTGACCAGTTCATGTCAAAAAACCGAACCCTTGTATGCTTATGGTATACCTTCTGGTGAAGGTAAAACAACTCTTGTCAAATTACACCCCGACAAGTTTTTAGATCATGATGATTATTGTGACCCAATCATGATAAGATCGTTTGGAGACGATTGGGAAAGCAAAAATGCGTACCTAAGAAGTGTTGAAATGCCGTTGGATGGGAGAATTCTTCTTACTTGGCATCCAGACACAACACCTGAAAACTTTCAGTATCAAAGTCATCTTTTGTTGCGAAAGGAAACAGGTATTAGGTTAAATATCCAAAATCGTCAAGATTTAATAAATACCAAAAAGTACAAGATGTTTTTCTTCGAAACTTGTGATCAGCGAAATATGTTTTTGATCAGTACCGAAGAGAAATTAACAAGCTTACGTCCTAAAAATGACACCTTAATGACTAACAGTTCCATAATATCTAGTGAACGATTTAGTTCTCAAGGTATCGACACTCTGGCAATTAATAGTTCCATAACATCTAGCGAACGATTTAGTTCTCAGGGTGTTGATATTTCAGTAACTGATAGTTCTATAACATCTAGTGAACAATTTAGTTCCCGAAGTGTCAATACTTTGTTAACTGATAGTTCTATACCTAGTGAACAACCCAGTTCTCAAAGTGTTAATATCAGTACTTTAGGAAGAAATAGTTCCATAATATCTGGAGAACAATTTACTTCCCAAAGTGCCGATAATGAGAATGTAAGCGTTGGTGATCAACCTGGAACATCTGGTATTAGAAAACGAGGAAAACTTGTTGAGAAAAATGCAGGTGATTTAGGAGGCATATGGAATTGGTGGACTAGGACTGAACTTAATCCTGTAAACAGGAGAGATAAGTCTAACACTACCAATATTCCAACAGATAAGTTTTGGTATCATACTTATCTTGATAATATTGCTGAAACTTGGCACCAACAAAATGATACAACTGAGGAGGATATCCTTCTCATGACACTTCGGCAGCACAAAAATCGTGGCGTAAGACCGATGATGGACCCAGTTGTTCAAGGATTAGATCTTGCAACAGCTGGGCCTCGCTGGGTGATAGACCCATGCGAAGAAGGAGGCGAAGGAGGATTAGCTCTTTGGCCTAATAATGGGAATCCAGTCGTTCCCATCTCAGTGGACGAGCAAGTGTTAATATCTGATCTTGCTATCGTCCGGCGACTTGCTGAAGATGACGATCTTCAATATCATGGTCGTCATACTCCAAATGAAAATACCCTTGTTGTAGATGAATGGTACTACCACATGTCTGACGCTGACAAAGTGTTCCAAATATTTAGTCAGTATCGAAGTGATAGACCTGGATTTTTTGAAATTAAACCTGTGTTTGATAATAAGAAAATCCTTCTAGTCAATCCACAACCTGGAGTAACCCAATACATTTCTTGGTTTAGCAAGAATTGTTTTATTGTGATACATGCTGATGATCATCCAGCTCTAATATCACATAAAAGCAATACAATCTCCTATTCTAAAATCACAGGAGAGTTAACCTTGTATGAGCATTTCGATGCCATTGTTGTCTACTGCGGTAGAGAGAGCAACACTAAACCTGAGAATGATTGTGGACCAACTCTAAAGTATGAACAGTATCGTAAATGGCAGTCAAATGCCATTTATTATACTGATAATCCTTTAGATGATGAATTTTGGAGAATAATCAGCTATATGGGGGCTTTCCAAACCGTTTATGCTCCCACAACATCTAATGGTCGTTTTATCTGTTTTGTTCACACTCCTAGGAAACTAGGTAATGAACCTAAGAATTTCAGCTTCATCTCACAGTGGCAGAAGATGTTAATTCATACAGAATTAATTCGGCAAAAACGGAATTTGTTAGGCTTGCGTAGAATGCCAATAAAGAAGATTTCTTACCCAACCCTAACAAGCTACGACACGACGGAATGGTCTTCCTTACCAGAAACTCGAGGCCTCAAAAAAGATCCTCAGAGGATCGAGTTGATGAAACATGTTTTAGCCCCAGTAATATCTAGAGGAGGCACAGACAAATGGCCAAGTCTTAAAGAGACTTTTTCCAATCGTCTAGGACGTGTTGACTCTATCTGTAAGGAAAAACATATTTTCCTTGGAGACCCTGCGCAGATTACGCATTATGAAAATATGGTCATCTTAGGAACTTACAAGAAGAGTCATAGGCCACCACCTGACAGTTGTATTGTTATGGCTCATACCAATGCAATTGCGAGACATCTTACAGGATGGGAACCAATTAACTCTTCTGTTGTTCAAGTTTCTAAAGATATGAAGAAAGTTGCTGAATCAATTGGCACAAGGATGAACCGACACATGTTTCAACCAGACAGAACTTATCAAGATCTGTTATGGGAGAACATGTGGTCACTTAGAGTTGATACTCAAGTGAAGTTCAAACCTATGTCATTTGAAGAATGTAAACGATTGATCAACAAGCAAGGAGCTGCTGGCATGCTGGATAAGTGGTCAGATATGCAAGCTTGTCTTGAAGATCCTGAAACCGAAGGACTTGTTTTGAAATGTATGGCTAGGTTGGACATGGGAGTTGATTGCAACTTTTACCAAACAATTCATCACAAGGTTGAGTCTAAAGTCTCTTATGATGGAAAGACTACACCTAGGTTGATCAACTACGGAGACTGTATTTCACGTATAGTCGATTGGATGGTTTATGGACCATTTGTTGATCATCATATGAGAAAAGGAAAACTTTTCTATGGTGAGGCACCTAACATCGCCATGCAAGACATGGGAGACCATCT